ACTGGCGAAGGAGCCCCTGATTTTTCCCCTAGCCAGTGGACGCACCACTCGAAGCAAGACCCTAATTATGTAGGAGACCCAGAGCGAGTATTTAACAATCTATACGCTGAGGAGAAATAAGTATGGCTATGTACAAAAAATCAAAAGGCGCCGCCCGAAGAGGGATGATGAAATCAAAGGGTGCTGCACGTCGTGGTAAGACTAACATGACAAAAAAATCAAAAGGAATGGCTCGTGGCGGTAAGTCAATGATGAGCAAAGGTTACGCTAGAGGCGGAACCAAGGCTAGAATGGGTAAAACCAAAATGGCTGCAAAGGGCGGTAAGATGACTCTTGCTAAACTAAGAAAGATAGCTGGAGAAATGGACTACATGCTAGTTAAAAAGAAGAAGAAGTAGTCATGGCTAAAAAGAAAACAACTAAGAAGAAGTCAGGAGCTAAGCCAACAAATCCTGCTTTGTATGCTAGAGTAAAAGCTGAAGCCAAACGCAAGTTCAAGGTGTATCCCTCAGCTTACGCCAACGGGTGGTTGGTTAGAACTTATAAGCAACGAGGTGGGGGCTACTCTTAATGGCAAAACCTACTGGTGGATTGACGGCTTGGTTTGGTAAAGGACCAAAAGGTGACTGGGTCGATATTGGTGCACCCAAAAAGAAGGGTAAGTACCAAGCCTGCGGTCGAAAATCCACCAAAACATCTAAGAGGTCATATCCTAAATGCGTACCTAGAAGCAAAGCAGCTTCAATGACAAAGTCTCAGATAAAGAGTGCTGTTGCAAGGAAGAGAGCCAAAGCTCAAGGAGTTGGAGGTAAACCAACAAACGTAAAAACTATTGTTAAAAAGAGAGCTAAAAAGAAAGCATAGTCTGTGTCTAAATACAAAAGAAATTACAGGAAAGAGTACGATAACTACCAAGGCTCTCCAGAGCAAATAAAACGCCGTAATAGTAGAAATAAAGCTAGACGTATAATGGCTAAAAAAGGAGTTGTTAAAAAGGGTGATGGTAAGGATGTGCATCACACATCTGGTAATCCCATGAACAACAAAAAATTATCAGTAAAGTCTAAATCTAAGAACCGTTCTTTTGCAAGAACAAAAACAGCTAGAAAGAAGAATCCACGTGCATAAACAATTAACAGAAATGCAAGAAAAATTTTTAAATGCTTTGTTTGGTGAAGCAGGAGGTAATTATGCGAAAGCAATGCGTATCGCAGGATATGCCCCTAGCACTAAGACACACGCATTAATACAATCTCTACGTTCAGAGATTATAGAACGTGCAGAACTACAGCTAGCAGTAAACGCACCTAAAGCAGTTATGTCGATGGTAGGAATACTAGACGACCCTACAGCGTTAGGTAACAGAGAAAAGCTTGTTGCTGCTCAACAACTACTAGACCGTGTTGGCTTATCACGAGTTGAAAAGATAAACGTATCCTCTGATAAACCGATGGGACTATTTATTTTACCAGAGAAGAAGAATGACGATATCAAACAAATTGAATCCAACGAGCCGGTACTCTAAGTTAAATGGAGCTCAAGTTCCTTGGGGCTATGAGAGAGACAAACAAGACCCACAACTTCTGCATCCTATTGAAGAACAGCTAGAGGCACTAGCACAGGGGGTAGAGTATCTGAAGCAGTCATCTTACAATGAAGTGGCTAGATGGCTTACAGATTACACAGGTAGAAAAATATCTGGTATGGGTTTGTGGAAGAGAATAAAACAAGACAGAACGGACAGACGAAGACATGTTGAACAAAAACGCCGTGCCGCCAAGACCGAAGCAGAAGGGAACATCAAAACGGAAGCCGCAGTCGGCTGAAGAAAGACAGCTCCTAAAAGCGAAGAAGAGTCAGCGAGCAGCAAAGTTAAAATTAAGACATGCGCAGAAAAAGATAGCGTCTCTACAGACTACAGAAGAAGAGACGTACTTTGAAGAGATAGGCACTGGAGCTGGACAGCATAAGGAAGAAGCACCTGAAGTATTGTTTCAGCCTAATCCCGGTCCTCAGACAGATTTCTTAGCTGCATCAGAACGAGAAGTATTATACGGAGGGGCAGCAGGAGGTGGCAAAACTTTTAGTTTGATTGTTGACCCATTGCGATATTGTAACAATCAAAATTTTAATGCTCTTATATTAAGACGCACAAACGACGAACTAAGAGAGATTATACACAAGAGTCACGAGTTATTTCCTAAAGCATTTCCGGGCGTCAAATGGCTAGAGAAGAAGAGTCAATGGACGTTCCCATCAGGGGCTAGAATATGGATGACTTACCTAGAACAGGATAAAGATGTACTACGTTATCAAGGTCAAGCATTTACTTACATCGGGGTTGACGAACTTACTCAATATTCTACTCCTTATGCTTGGGATTATCTACGTTCTCGTCTTAGGACGGTTGACCCAAATCTTCCTGTTCATATGCGAGCTACTACCAACCCCGGTGGACCGGGGCATCAATGGGTTAAGAAAATGTTTATTGACCCTGCTGTACATAACTCAGCTTTTTGGGCAACAGATATTAACAGTGGTGAAACGCTTAGATACCCTGCAGCACACTCTAGGGCAGGCGAACCGCTCTTCCAAAGAAGATTCATCCCTGCAAAACTAATAGATAATCCATATCTGTACAATGCAGGTGACTACGAAGCGATGTTATTATCGCTACCAGAGGTACAAAGGAGACAATTACTTGAAGGTTCATGGGATATTGCAGAAGGTGCAGCATTTAGCGAGTTTGACCGTAAGTACCACACAACTAAAAGCTACAAGATTCCTCATTCTTGGCGTAAGTTTAGAGCATGCGACTATGGTTATTCCTCCCATACTGGTGTCCTATGGTTCGCTGTAGACCCAGTAGATGAAACATTAATAGTGTATAGAGAACTTTATGTAAGCAAGAAGACAGCAAAAGAACTTGCACACATAATATTACAGTTGGAAGAAGAGGAGACAATTAGCTACGGCGTACTAGACTCATCATTGTGGCACAAACGAGGAGATACAGGACCTAGTTTAGCAGAGCAGATGATTGTTGAGGGTTGCAGATGGCGCCCTTCAGACAGAAGTAGAGGTAGCAGAGTAGCAGGTAAGAACGAGGTGCATAGACGTCTTAAGGTAGACGAGGAGAAAGATAGAGCAGGCTTAGAGATATTCGATAACTGCACAAACCTCATAGCACAACTACCAACACTGCCTTTGGATAGAAATAATCCAGAGGATGTAAACACAAAAGCAGAAGACCACTTGTATGATGCGTTAAGGTATGGTATAATGTCAAGACCAGTAAGTAGGTCTATTTTTGACTACCCCTCCAAAATGCTAGAACCACAGTGGCAACCTGCAGATTCAAGGTTTGGATATTAATATGGCAGAAGAGACACCCTTAGAAGAACTTATGTTTGAGCCTAAATCAGGTTCTGACGAATTAGCTGACTATGTTGTGCAAAAATTTACTGATGTAGAAGACAGCAGACGTGATGAAGAAGAGCGATGGCTCAACGCATATAGACAATATAGAGGGTTGTACGGTCCCGAAACACAGTTCACCGATACAGAAAAATCACAAGTATTTATAAAAGTTACAAAGACAAAAGTGTTAGCTGCTTATGGACAGATAACAGACGTTTTGTTTGCAGGACAGCGCTTTCCTCTTGGTGTTGATTCTACAAGAATACCAGAGGGTGTAGAAGAAGCAGTAAACTTTGACCCTAAAGCACCAGAGCAGATGCTTAAGAAAGCACCTAACGTGTTTGGCTTCCCTGGTGACGGCAAAGAGTTACCGCCGGGTGCAACACAGGATAGCCTAGAGCTAGGCTCATTACAAGAAAAACTAGAGCCTGTAGAGAGTATGCTCAAGTCAGGCTATGGTAAAACTCCCACATCACAAACATTTAATCCTGCAAAAGAAGCTGCAAAGCGGATGGAAAAAAAGATACTTGACCAGTTAGAAGAGTCAAGTGCTTCTCGTCATTTGCGTGGTACAGCTTTTGAGATGGCTTTGTTTGGCACAGGTATATTAAAAGGTCCCTTTGCATTAGAGAAAGAATATGCAAATTGGAACGAAGATGGCGATTATGACCCAGTATTAAAGACTGTGCCTAGAGTGGAGAATGTATCTATATGGAACTTTTATCCAGATTCTGATGGCAAGAACATGGATGAGTGTGAGTATGTTATACAACGTCATAGAATGAGCTCATCTGATTTAAGAGGACTAAAGAAGCGTCCATACTTTAAAGAAGATAAAATAGAAGAGTGCATAGAGTCAGGTACAAATTACACACGTAAGTGGTGGGAAACAGACTTAGAAGATTACAGAAACTCATACGACATAGACCGATACGAAGTGTTAGAGTTCTGGGGTAACATAGACAGCAAATTAGCAGAGCAAGCTGGATTAGAGATACCACAAGAACTTTCAGATGCGGATACTCTACAGGTAAACTGTTGGGTATGCCATGATAAGATTATACGTTTAGTCATAAATCCTTTTACACCGAAGAGGATACCTTACTTTGCAGCTCCATATGAGCTCAATCCTTATAGTTTCTTCGGGGTAGGTTTGGCAGAGAACATGTCAGATACACAAAGCTTAATGAACGGCTTTATGAGAATGGCAGTGGACAATGCTGTGTTGTCGGGTAACTTAGTTTTTGAGATTGATGAAACCAACCTAGTACCGGGTCAGGACTTGTCTGTCTATCCCGGCAAGGTATTTAGAAGACAAGGAGGTGCTCCGGGACAGGCATTGTTTGGCACGAAATATCCTAACGTAAGTTCAGAGAACATGATGATGTTTGATAAGGCACGTCAGATAGCCGACGATGCAACAGGCATTCCCTCATACTCGCATGGACAGACAGGGGTACAGGGCACAGGACGAACAGCGGCAGGTATCTCTATGCTCATGGGGGCAGCCCAACTAAGTATAAAAAGTGTTGTAAAGAATATTGATGATTACTTATTACAACCATTAGGTGAAGCATTCTATGCTTTTAACATGCAATTTAATTTTGACCCAGAGGCAAAGGGTGACTTAGAGGTAAAAGCTCGTGGCACAGAATCCTTGATGAAGAATGAAGTTAGGTCACAGCGATTACTGCAGTTATTACAAATTAGCTCTAATCCAAATTTAGCAGCTTTCGTAAAACTGCCTGTTGTGTTACGTGAACTAGCTCAAGCTATGGACTTGGATGCAGAGAAGTTTATCAATGATGAACGTGAGGCTATGATACAAGCCGAGATAATAAAGGCATCAGGAGGAGGCGCACAGCAACAACAGCAGGCAGGTCCTCTTGGAGCTATGGACCCATCCGGTGGAGGTGGAGGTAACATAGGCGTTGGCACAGCACCACAACCCGGCGAACAAGGATTTAGTGCAGCCAAAGACCCTGCAGAGCAACCTAGTGGAGATGAAGCACAACAACTAGCTGCCCTTCTTAGAGGAGCTCAATGAAGAAAGAAGTAGCTAAGAAGTTACTTAAACTTGTAAATGTAAAGAGTAACACAGACTTGTTAGAATTTTATGCGAAAGAGCGTGTACAAATTCTGTATAGACAACTAGAGCAACTTGTTAATATTGACGAGATTCGTCAGATGCAAGGTGCTATTAAAGAAATAAAAAGATTAACAACTATACGAGACGAAGTAGTAGAGAAAGCAAAGGATAAGTATGACTGAGCCCCTAGTCCCAAACCCAAATATGCGTCCTCCCGGCATAAAACCAGCATCCACAGATGACTACACAATGAAAGAGGGTGATGTAGAGAATATACCTATGGATAGTCCACTACATCCTGCCTATAAAGATACCACTGCAACGCAGAGATTTGGGATTAAGGTTGCAGGCATAGGGGGGAATATAGAAAGAGCTTACGATGAAGCGGTAAAGTTTGCTAACGAATATAAATTTGGTGAGGCAGACTCTACAGAAGATACTTTTAGGCACATACTTTTAGGCGGACTTGTTGATGGTATGGGAGAAAAAGACCCGCTACAAAAAAGATTATTTAAGGGTTTTGCAGGAAAAAGAATAGATGCGAGAGAAGACAACGACCCAGAATCCAAAATTGACCTTGTAAATAATAAATTTGGAAGAATACTAAGAGAAGCTGTACCTAACGAAGAAGAGTTTGTAAAAGCTGCAAAAGACGTAGCTTTACTTATGAGAAGCAACGACACTAGAGAGGTAAAACAGGATAAGCTAAAACAGCGTTATGGTGTAGAAGAGTTGCCTATAAATAGCTTAGATGCCTATGAAAGATTAAGAAGTGATGAGTTTAATGAGTTACCTTATGAAGTGCGACAGTCTGAGTTAGTTAGTAGATATGGCGTTGACCCACGAGATGCCGCTAAGATACTAGTAAAAGAACCAGACCCAATGAAATCAACAGACGATTATACTAAGAGAGAAGGAGGAGCTCTTATGGCACAAACAGGTGTTATGCCAATGTCAAAGGCACAGGATGACCCAACAGGGGGTGGTCCAAAAGTTGCAAAAGGTAGGAAACAAACTAAAAAACCTAAAGTGCAAAGAGGATTAGCTAGACCTATAGTTGACCCTAGAGATGAGGCTATGAAAGAAATAACACAAGCATCACAACAGAAAGGCTCTGTGTTACCAACTACACAACCCTCGGTTATGCAAGCAGCAAAGGGTGTTACAGCTATAACTGTAGGCATTGGTGCTAAGCCAAACCTTATGGAAGCAGAAAAAGGTGAGCCGCCTATAGGAGCTACAAAGAAAGAAGTAGCTGACGACCAACACGTAATGATGAGTGAAGGTGAGCTAGTTGTACCTGCTAACGTGGTCAGATATCATGGTCTTGGTACATATGAGAATATGAGACAAGAAGCACTTATGGGTTTGGAGAGTATGGAAGATGCAGGGCAGATAGAGTATGTAGGAGATGAAAAGACATCTAAGACTAATGATGGTGGTCTGTTGACAGCACAATCTGGTCTAGCACTTGGCTCAACACCTGCAGCTGCATCAGCACAGTTTGCAGGCTTATCTACAGCACCGACTGCAGGAATAAACCCTTTATCATTAGGACGCCCAATATTAGATAAAGATGGTAACATAATAGGCTACGAGCCTAACACACAGCCAACACCTACTCAAACATCTGGTGTAGGGCTAGTTGCGCCTAACGTAGGTAGTTATGAAACATCAGTAAAAGAGGATTTTACAAAGCCACCAGAGGGTGTAGAAACGCCATCTGCTCCATCAGGAGGAGTGGGAGGAGTCTCAGGAGGAGGTAGCGCAGGATTTACACCAGCTCAACCAAAACAAACATCTCAAGAATACATGGAGAGCTTTGACAAAAATGTAGCCGATTTATCTGCTAGAACTCCGACTGCACCTACAGCTTTTCAACAATCTGACTTTGATAGCTACATAAATGTGCGGCAGCCGATGTCAGAAAGACCAGGAATTATGGGTAAAGTTGGTGGTGCCGTAGATACTGCTGCAGGATACATACTGCCCTTTACAGGATACCAAGATAAAAAAATTAGAGAAAGTGCCGCAGATAAATTAAAGAACTTTGCGTTTGGCTCTCAAGCAGAATACGACACCCTTATGAAAACAATAAACTTGCCTTCTTTAGGAGATACGGACGATGACCAAAAATTGGTGCAGAAGTTAGCTGAAGCTAAAAAGATACAGTTTGATGATGACACAGCAAAAAAAGCTACTGAATTTGCTGCAAAAAGAGATGCAGCTTTAACACAGGCTAAAGAAGATATGAATGCACCTGTTGTGTTTAAAGAAAATACATTTGTTGATGACTTCTTACAAGGACCACAACGAACGGAAGAAGCTAAAAGGCAAACTAGAGAGGCGCTCTCAAAGATAAGTCCTGACAGTGTTGGGGGCTCTGCTGGTAAAACCACTGAAGAAATACGTGCATTAGACAAACAGCGAGCATCTGATGTATATAATGAAAGCTTAAAACAAGCACGAGATGCTGAGTTAGCTAAAGACATGAATCCTATCAGAGCTGCTGAACGTATGAGGTCTGAATTACCTGACCCAATGGCAGGACAGAGAAGTGGGGCAGAGCAAGAAGAAGAACAACGAAGACGAGAGGATGCTGAAAGACGTGCTGCTGCATTCGATACTTTTAGACAAGAAGAGACTGAGAGACGAGCAGAAGACTCCGCAAATCAAAACAGAGGAGACTTTGGAGGTACATCTACAGCCACTGAGGGATGCGTCATAGCTACACATGGCTTATCTACAGGAGGCTTTACTAAACTAGAGAAAGCTAAAGCAGAGATATGGTGTGCAAAGACATATCATGACAAATGGTATGGCGAAGCTTTTAGAAGAGGTTATAGAGCTAGAGGACAGCGTTACATAGATGCAGGTCAAGCACATGAGCGTTACCAAGAGTTCAAAGACTTCGTTGCTTATGGCAGAGGAGTCAAGAAGGGATTTGGATTGGCTTTTAGATATTATCTAAGAACAATCCAATTTTTCATCACTGGTCTATTTATCAGTGAAGACTAAATTTAGTATAGGAGATTATAATGAGTGAAGCGATTGCCGCAGTAAAACAAGATATCAAGGCTGTGCCTATGAAGTATAAAAAGGACAGAACTGACGAACAAGAAGAGTTAAAGCGTTTAGAAGAGGAACGTGCTAGCGTAATGCAGGAGCAGAAAGATGCAGAGGCTGACAAAGCCGAAACTGAATCTCTTGCACCTGAAGAGAAGACGTTTAAGAAACGTTATGGTGATTTACGGCGACACACCCAGCAAAAGGAACAAGAGCTCAAAGATAAAATTAGAGAGCTAGAGGGGCAGATATCTACAGCCACTAAAGAAGCTATAAAGTTACCTAAGAGTGACGATGAGCTTGCAGCATGGACAAAAGAGTACCCCGATGTAGCAAAGGTTATAGAGACTATTGCTACTAAAAAAGCTCTTGAGTTAGACAAGGGTATGGAAGACAGGCTCAAAGCTATTGCAGAGAAAGAAGCAGAAGCAAAAAGAATGACTGCAGAGTCACAGCTTTTGCAATTACACCCTGACTTTGAGAACATCAGAAATGATGAAGAGTTTCATGGTTGGGTTGAAAGGCAGCCTTCATGGGTGCAGAAAGCTCTGTATGAGAATGAAACTGATGCAAGGTCTGCAGCAAGAGCTATAGACTTGTACAAAGTAGATATGAAAATAGCTGACACAAAGAAAGATACATCTGATAAAGGTGCGGCTTCTTTAGTAACAGCTAAGAATACATCTAGCGTAGCCAAAACAAAAAGCTCTCAATCTAATCAATGGAGAGAATCACAAGTAGCCAAGATGAAATCTCATGAATATGAGAAGAACGAAAAGGCTATATCAGAGGCTATACAATCTGGCAATTTTATTTATGATGTGTCAAGATAAAAATTTATTTACTTTTATTTTATTTTATGGTAAAATATAGTAATTAATAGCGACCCCGTAAGGTTACTCGCTCCAATAGTGCTGTGCAGACGATACACTATAAATCCTAAACTTTGAGTACAGCGAAGTTATAGATTTTCCACCAATTCAAACTACCCAGAGCGTAAGCCCCGTCAGGACACCTTATCAACTGGTCTTGTATAGTACGAAAATCTACAATCTTTAAATCATATTAACGAGGTAAAACAATGGCATTTAAAACCGCCGCTGGACACAGTAGTTTACCAAACGGCAATTTTAGCCCGGTAATCTACTCTCAAAAAGTTCAGCAAGCTTTTCGCAAGACCTCGGTTGTAGAGTCAATAACTAACTCTGACTACTTCGGCGAGATTGCGAACTATGGTGACACGGTTAAAATTATTAAGGAACCGGAAATCACCG